CTCTTACTAGGACTCGAACCTAGACTCTGGGTTTAGAAGACCCGTGTGATTTCCCTTTCACCATAAGAGCGAATTCTTTTATTTCTTTCATACTTCTAAGAAAAATAAGATTTTTAATCTGTATTTTAAGAATATCTATCTTATCTTTTTGAATATTATACGCATGAGGATTTTTAGGGTCCACAAATATATCATATTCAGAAAGATAAAAATCTGGAAAATAATTATGTTTTACATTTTTACTATCTTCCCATTGAATGGGTTTAGGTCTTATCCATTTAATATTATTTTCATCTAAACTTTTCGCTAACTCCAATTCCCAAGTAGAGTCTAACATAACTCCTTTATATATAATTGTATTTTTTCGTAATCTTCTATGTGAAGAAGCTAATGCTTTAATTTTTATTTTCTGTTTCGCTTCATTTGAATGTGTCTTACCTTTAAAATGTCCTATACCACCTTTATTCGGATTTTCTGGAACAGGTTTATTTTCTAATTTAGCTTTAGTATATTGATTAGTATATCCATTTTTACGTTTAGTCAAAATCGCCTTTTCTCGTGATTCATTACTCCAAACCATAATCTTCTCCTTGTTTCGTATATCTATACCAGGAGAAGATTAGGCTGTTGCTCTATTCCACTGAGCTAAGGGGCCTTTATTCTATGGACGCATTATACTCAGATCGGGCATCCATGTCAACACTTAATTTCAGGCTTTGTCATCTTTCTTACTGGATGGACGAACGTAATATTCAATAACTGGTAACTTGTTTATATATTTATAATCCCAAATATACCAGGAATAATTGTGTCTTGGTGCGCCAGTTGATCCCTCAATCCATTTTGGTCGGCTGGTCAAAACTATTTTACGAGCAAATGGATATTGGTTAAACAAATCTACTCGACCCTTGGAACAATCATATTCATTACGTAATAGGAATGCACATACACCAATAGTTCTTCCAGAAAGTTGTAATGCTTTTCTAATAAATTTCTCGGCATCATCGCCATATGGTGGATTAGTAATAATTGCATGAAAATTTTCTCCAAGAATATCTGAATATCCTGCGCTGCCAGTATCAGCTAAAAAATCACCAACAACAAATGATTTAAGGTGCATACTATCATTCCGATAACCATAATCCTTAATATCTGAATATCGTAATTTAAGAAAATGATTAGTTAATATATTAACCATATGCCCTTCACCAGCAGCAGGTTCCCATACGGTATATTTTTCATTAACATGGCCGTTTTCATATAGGCTATCAATAAGTGCGGCCGTAACCCAAGATGGTGTTGGATAATAATCTAATTCTTTTCTCTCAAAATTAGAATTTCCCATTGCATCATCATTTGTTGTAATAAAACTCATATTTTCCCTCATTTATGTTCAATTGAATTCATATATAATATTGCAGACTATGATATACAGTAGAGTTGAACTCCTGTCAACGATAAAATCTAGTCTCAATAAAATCAATCAAATAATATGAAATAATTAAAGGATTTAATAATGGAAATTAAAATTACCCACGAAGAACTACAAAAAAAGAAATTATTTTTGGCCAGTCCAATGTTCGGCGGCATGTGCGCGGGCATCTATAATAGGTCGATATCTGATCTGACAGCAGTTTGTATGAAATATGGAATAGAAATGAAATTCTACTCTTTATTCAACGAATCACTAATCCCTCGGGCAAGAAATTATTGTGTAGATGAATTTCTACGTAGTGACTCAACACATTTTCTATTCGTTGACGCTGATATTGGTTTCAATGCTAATGATGTTATTGCTATGTTAGCGATGCAATCAGATGAATCACCATATGATGTCCTTGCAGGTCCGTATCCAAAAAAAGTCATATCTTGGGAAAAAATTAAAATGGCTGTAGATAAAGGATTTGCTGATGATGATCCAGAAAATTTAAATAAATATGTTGGAGATTATGTATTTAATCCTGCTGGCAATACTACTCATATTCAAATTAATGAACCTGCCGAAGTTATGGAAACTGGAACTGGCTTTATGATGATTCGTCGTAAAACTTTTGATCTTTACAAAGAGGCATATCCACAGTATAGTTATAAGCCGGATCATGTTCGCACGGATGCATTCGATGGTAGTAGAGAAATTACGGCATATTTCGATTGTATCATTGAACCTGAGTCAAAAAGATATCTATCAGAAGATTATTTCTTTTGTCAAAATGTGAGAAAGATGGGAGGTAAAGTATGGTTATGCCCATGGATTGCTCTACAGCATGTTGGATCATACATATTTGGGGGAACTCTTGCAGACCTTGCACAATTAGGAGCAAGCGCCACGGCTGATGTTAGTCAGTTAAAAAAGAATAAAAAGATTACTACTTAATTATAACTAATAATTGGAGTCTATATTATGCAATTTACGAATAATCTAATTGAAGTATTGAGGAATTATAGTATTATTAATTCCTCAATACTATTTAAACCCGGAAATATAGTTTCCACTAGATCGAAAGAATTGAATATTGTTTCAATGGCCAAGGTGAATGTAGAAATTCCCGTTGAATTTGCAATCTATGATTTAAATGAATTTCTAGGAATTTTATCAATTCTGAATGAACCTAAAGCTGAATTTACTAAAAATCAGATTATTCTAAAGGATGAGAATAAAACTGTAAAATATACATTTACTAATGTAGATAGTATTATTAGTTCCCCATATAAAAGAATTGATATTTCTCCTACTGATGTTATTACTCAATTTTATTTTAGTTCATCTGATTTCGATAATATTCTAAAGGCTTGTAGTATTCTAAAATCAAAGGATGTTACTATTGAAGGCGATAGTGATACCGGAGAAATTAATATTATCGCGGGTAATTATAAGGATAAAACATCTAGTAGTTATATCATTGCGACTAAAAATATTAATGATGAAATTACAACTAATTTTAAGAGAGTTTTTAATATTGATAATCTTAAATTAATTAAGAGAAACTATATTACGACTATTCCAACTTCTAAATTACTACAATTTGAGAGTGAAGATAAAGCTATAATCTATTGGGTTGCGCCATCTAACGCAGAATAACAATAATTATATAATGGAGATAATAATATGAGTATAGAAAGTTTCATTTGGGAAGAGAAATATCGCCCAAGAACGGTTAACGATTGTATTTTACCTAGTAGGATTAAAGACGTTCTAAATGGAATAGTATCTAATGAAAATTTCCCAAATTTAATTTTAACAGGAACACCTGGAATTGGGAAAACCACCGTTGCCCGCGCTATTGTTGAACAGCTTGATCTGGACTATATTATGATCAATGGCAGTATGGATGGTGGGATTGATACTCTGCGGAATGAGATTAAGAATTTCGCATCTACAGTATCATTCAAGGATAAACGTAAGATTGTGATTTTGGATGAGGCAGATTATTTAAATCATAATTCTACTCAGCCAGCCTTACGTAATTTCATGGACGAACATAAAAATAATTGTGGGTTTATTCTCACATGCAATATGTTCAATAAGATTATCGAGCCTTTACATGGTAGGTGTCATGTAATTGAATTCAAATTCAAGAATAAAGAAATTCCTGACGTTGCCATGGAATTCTATAAGAAATGTAGATATATTCTCGACCATGAAAATGTAAAGTATGACAAAAATGCATTGACAAGTATTATTCAAAAAGATTTTCCAGATTTTCGTAAAATTTTAAATAAACTACAAGGGTTATCAATTACTGGCGATATTACATTAGACTCATTATTGGAAAGTGATCTGGATGTTACCTCATTAGTATCTTTTCTAAAGACTAAGAATTTTACTGAGATTAGAAACTATACTGGTAAATTATACAGTAACTTAGGTATTAACGTATATAATAGCTTATATGAAATGTTATTGCCACAATGTATGAAGGACTCAATTCCTGATGCTATTTTAATTATTGGTAAATATCAATATCAATCAGCATTTGTTGCATCCCAGGAGATTAATCTTGCTGCGTGTCTAACGGAATTAATGACGATTGAGTATAAATAATGGATTTTGAGGAATACATGGAAATTAATGGAGAAAGGTTATTATCTCTTTCTCCAATTAAGAAATCCAAGGAAAATAGAGTATGTTTTTCATGTGAGGAAGCAATTCCATTATATAAATATTTCTGCACGTTAGTTACTCTTATTGATGTAACGGAGAAAAATAAGATCGTTAATATCAATAATTACACAGTATGTAAGAAATGTTCAATTAAAATAACATCTGATCCAATTTTTCCAAATAAACCTAAACCAAAAAAGATAGTGAATAATGACCCAAAACTTACAGCATGATAATGATACCGGAATTAAAGAAACAAATGTATTTGATGTAATTAAAAATTTATCATGGATAAAGGATACCAGTAAATCTACTACTGAAAAGCTATTACTTGAATATAATGCATTTATTGTAAATAAAGGATTTTCATTATATTTAGATACTATACTCTATAGTAATGAAATGAATATTAATAATAAAATTCCACGTAAATATCAATATGACTATTATATGAATGCTATTAGAAAAAAGAATAGATGGTCAAAATGGCCACCTAAATCTGATGATATATTTGATAAATTAAGTCTCATATCGAGAGCATATAACGTTAATCTTCGCCGTGCATCAACCATAAATAAATTGTTATCTAAAAGTCAATTTAAAAAAATTGAACAACGTTATAGTAAAAAGGATGAAAGTGAAAACAATGAATAGTAATGAATATGATAATGTCTTTAGTAGGACTGGTATTGAAATTAAAATCAATGACACAGATTTTCTAAAAATTAAAGAAACTCTCACTCGTATTGGTATTGCATCAAATAAAAATAAAACTCTATACCAATCTTGTCACATTCTACATAAACGTGGAATGTATGGTATTCTTCATTTTAAAGAATTATTCCTTCTTGATAAGAAATTCTCAGATATTGAAGTTAGTGATTATGATAGACGTAATTATATTGTAAAATTACTTCATGATTGGAAACTCATAAAAATTGATAATAGTAATTATAAAGATGATATTGATAAAGAAATTATCAAAAATATTAAAATTCTTCCATTTGGTGAAAAATCCTCCTGGAATTTAGTTTCAAAATATACAATAGGGAAATAAATTATTATGGAACAAACAAATTTTCAAAAAGTTGGTGAATTTATGAAGGCGTATGAGCAAGACGTTCATACTACTGCAAGGTTTCCTGAAGAAGAAGTTCGCCAATTACGTTATGATCTAATTAAAGAAGAACTTGATGAATTACATGAAGCTATGGTTAAACAGGAAAAATTAGAAGAAATTTTTTATAAAAAATACGGATTGCGTGAGGCACCAGCAATTTATGATCCC